GTATTCCACTTCTATCCCCATAGCTTTTACTATGCTCGTTTCTTTCCATTCGCCAACTTGTTCGTCAAAGAACTCATCGCCTTCTTGAATTAACTCTCCTTTTTTAAGAACGCGGTATTCTGGTACGGTGTCTTCGTCAAGCGGACCCCAAAAGTCTTCGTACGACTCACCGCCGCCGACATGTTTAGTTGGTGGCTCTTCATCTTCACCACGAATCCATTTAAGGATGTCGTTCATGAACTCCTCATTAAGCTCAAACCCACCTACTTTCGGAGAACCTTCCTCAGTTTCGTCGGGTCGCTTGTTCCTGTCATCCTGTAGCTTGCCACATACCTCTGCATCCATGAGGATGTTCGCGCTACAGGCAATGTGTGCCAGATGCGTGATACCGGATTCAGGGTCCAGTGATTCACCGTCACGCCATGCGTTAAGGTGGCGGAGGATTGCGTTGACATAAGTGCTGGCACAAACGCCAGTCTCGCGCCAGTTCCACGGACCGTACTTGTCTGCGCCCAACTTGTGGACCCATGAAGTCTGCTCCATTGCATACGGTGGGACTAATCCCAATGGGGCTTTAAGGGAGCCCGCTTGCCCTTTGGGGTCATTGTATTGTTTCATAGTGCCAGTTCTGCTTTTCTATTTCTGATTGCTGTATCGAGATCGTTAATCTCCTTGGTCAGTTCCGGCGTGTTGGGCCAGTTCTCCTTCTTGAGTTTCCGGAAGTACTCGCTCTTCAGAGCCTTCAGTACTGTGTCCTGCTTTTCCTTTTCGGAAGATGTCGTCGAAGTTTTCATAATAAGTGGTTAGGTCTACTTTGCGAGGGGTGCTCCCCTTTCCTGCTCCTACGGTATTAATCATGGCGACCAACCACCTACCCGACAAAAGACGGGGTGTCAATTATTTTTTATTGGAAAAGTTCGTCCTCCAAAAGGACTACCAGTTCCTTAAAGGTCTGAGCGGAATCAACGATGGTGTCGTCCGGCAAATCAAACTCTTGACCGACCATGTCACGGAACACCTCAAACTCGTCTGGTTCAAAGAACGCCTCAAGCTCTGCTGCCATAGGCAGTTTCATTTTGTAGCGGAGGATGTCCTCAAGGATAGCCGTGAGGGCGTCGATGATGTATGTGCGGTTCATGGTTCAGTGTCCCTATAGTATCGGGAAATTAGAGCGGCGTCAACTATTCCGTCATGGGGGGTTTTACTGCGGCTTGACGCAAGCCATTTTTCTTTCGGCCACAGATCGTTGGCTTTCTTGAGCGCAGCCACTTTGGTCATGCCCTTCGCAAGTCTCTTGCCGAGCATGACATCCTGCCACTCCTTAACCTGTATCCTGCGCACTGCATACTGTTTCGCTTCGCACGCGCCTATGATCTTGCCGAACGAGATGCTCATGGACCGCATCGCTTGCGAGGATTTAGCGTGTTTCAAAGGCTCTTCGATGCAGACAACAAGATTCTTGCAATAGGGTTGGAGCCACCACAGCACAGCATAGACATCGACTTCGGTCTTGCCGTCGAACGTATTGGTGGGCATTGCTGTGTACGCAATAACGTCGCCACTCCAGTTGCTGACGGCGCATAAGCCACCGCTTATTCCGTTGTCAATTCCGACAATGACGGTGTCCTCATTCCTCTCCATAAAGCGCGGTCTCCAGTAGTTCGTCTAGTGATCCTTCCTCGTACATGTCCCTAAACAGCTGCTTCGCATTGGGCGTGAGTTGGGTAATGATTCTTCCGTCGGTCATTGTAGATAAAAGGAACATGATGTATGGCCTACCTGCACTGTCCAGTTGGGCGATGGCATCCTCAACGTTGTCCAATGAACCGCCCTCGAAATCTGCGTCAATCATCGTCAGCCTCCTCCGCGTCTATGACCACAGAAGTAGAGCCGCCGTTTGTTGCCTTGCTGTTGTTGAGGATCGAGACGTCAATGGTAAGCGAACCGGACCCACCGCTGCCGCCTTTCGGATTGAGGCCGAGGTTGCGCCGGATGAGCTGGTCAAGTTCGGACAGTTCGCGCACAGTCCTCGGACCGCGCACATTCATCAGGTTATCACGCAGCATCTTGATTGCGCTCGCTGCAACGTACGCTTGGTACTTGTCCGCCGGACTGGATTGGTTCTCTGCCACTTCTAGCAAAGCCTGTTGCTCCATGTCTCGTGCCGCCAGTTTGGCATCGGCGATCACCGAATCAGTGGAGTCTTCAAGGTTCTTCGCAAAGGGTTCGGCATCGGTGTCGGGCTGCTCGACGACCACATCTTTGAGCCAACGGCAAACAGTATCGAAGCTAACGTCGAGCTGTTCGGCGATGCGGGTCTTCATCACGCCCTGCTGGAAAAGCTCCGTAGCGCGTTGCATCTTGGCGGCTTTTGCTTGCCGACGTTCGCCTCGCGCTACCTTTAGCTTTTCGGTGTACGTTGGTTTCTTATCTTTAGCTGGCATGTGTGACGCTAGATAAGACTGGTAACTAATCCTTGTCAAACCTTTTTTGTTACTGTAGTTTTCGGTTATGGGCCGACCGAGAAAATACGATCCCGACAAGTTAACGACCTCAGTACTCGAACCGAGAATTGATCCCGCCACAAACAAGATGGACGTCGGGGGTTTCCTAATTCCGATCACCAATACGATTACCGCATTGTTGTGGGGCTTCGCTAACCACCCGTCCAATAAGGCCAAAGAGTTCTACTTCTGGCGGGTTGCTGATCTATTGTGGAATAGAGACGACCTACCGGAGCACATGTTTCTCAAGCATCCTTGGGCAGAACAGATCATCCGTGAGTGCATCGAGAACAAGTACCTTGCAGTAGGTGGTGCTGCGTCGAGCGGCAAGAGCCACACCCTCGCTGGCTATGGCATCATCACATGGTTAGCGAAGCCGCGAGACACCCTTGTTCTGATGACCAGCACCACTTTGCGGGAAGCTCGTAAGCGGATCTGGGGTTCGGTTATCTCGTTGCTGTCCGTCATTGACGGAGCCCCGATCAATATTCGGGATTCAATCGGATCGGCAAACTACATTGATGAGAACGGTCAGACCTTCGATAGGGCTGGTCTCTCCCTCATTGCGGCGGAGAAGAGCCGTACGCGAGAGGCGATCGGCAAGTTCATCGGTCTTAAACAGAAACATGTGTTGCTGATCGGCGACGAGTTGGGCGAACTTAGTGAGGCTATCCAGCAAGCCGCTCTTGCCAACTTGAGCAAGAACCCCCGATTTGAGTTTAAGGGTCTATCCAACCCCGCCAGTAGGTTTGATTCGTTCGGTATCTGGTCTACGCCAAAAGGCGGTTGGGAGTCTATAACACCGGAAGTAGACGACGAGTGGGTCACAAAGTGGGGCGGTAAGTACATCCGACTCGACGGCGAACGCAGTCCCAATGTGGCGGCTGGCTACACGGTCTACCCATTCCTGCCGACGACCGAGAAGATTGCGGAGGATAAGGCACTGTTGGGCGAAACCAGTAGGGCCTACATGCGAATGGTGCGTGCCGTGTTCTTCGACAGCGATGAGGCAGAAGGTATCTACGGCGAGTCCGAGATCCTGAAGGCTAGTGCCATGAAGCGTACGGAGTTTGTCGGGCCTACTACCTTGCTTGCTGGAGTGGACCCTGCGTTCACCAACGGCGGCGACAGAACGATCCTGTACACAATGAGGGTTGGTCAGTTCACGGACGGACAGTACGGCGCACAGTTCGAGGAATACTACCATCTGAATGACGACGCTACCAATAAGGCGGTGCCGAGGACGTACCAGATTGTCCACCAAATTAGAGACATGTGTAAGAAGTTAGGGATCAAGCCGGAGAACGTAGCGGTTGACTCGACTGGTGCTGGCTCTCCGTTCTGTGACGTGCTTGCCGGAGAATGGTCGGATCAATTCCTGCGCGTCCAGTTCGGCGGCAAGGCTTCGGACAGACGGGTGAGTATGAACAGCAGACTTACAGGCGAGGAGCTGTACACCAACCGCGTGTCGGAGCTTTGGTTCGTCGGCAAAGAGTTCCTACGTACCCAACAGCTGCGCGGCATCTCGGATACGCTGGCAAAGGAGATGTGCGTTCGCCGCTACGAGATGGTCAAATCCGGTACCCTGCGAGTCAAAGTCGAAACCAAAGCCGAACTCAAGCAACGGATGGGGCAGTCACCGGACATTGCGGATGCCGCCTTTATCACGCTCGATCTCGCA